TTGCTACTTTACTTGCCATTGTGCCAACGTCACTTCCTATTTGGCTCATATGGTCACCAAAAGACATATCAAAAGGATTTTTATCTTTTATAGTTGTATACCCTGCGGCAGAAGCTAATGCAGGGTCAACTTGTCCACCTTTATAACCAATAGCAACAACACCGCCTTTATCATCTTGACCATAACCAAAACTAGGGTTTGGAGTTACGCCATCAGCATAATTTCTTTTTTGCCTAGCCATATGTTCGGCCAAACCAAATCTTCCATTTGGGTCTAAGAAATCAGTAACGCTGTCGCCACCGTGATAAGGGTCAGAACCACCACCGCCACCACCACCACCTGATACTGGTTGAAAAGAAGAAGTCATTGATGGGTCTGGTCTATTTGTTAATTGGTCGTAAAGTGATGGGTATTTTTCAGCAAAGTCAGCTTCTATTTGTTCCTGATATGGCTCACTAGAATAAGCGTTAATACCGCCGATGTTTACTGTATCCATTTGGGGGGGGGCAACAGTATCTAGACCTAGTGCAGATAACAAACTGTTAGTTCCGCTGTATCTTTGCTCTGGTACTTCTGCAATATACTTTGGAACGTTTATTGGACCTTGGCCGTATATTCTCATAAGTTCGTCAAGGATAAAATCCCTAGCCGCTTTTGTTCGCGGGTCACTTTCAGTGCTTGCGGGTTTTCCCAATAAAAAGTCCATAACACCCATCACTCTACTCCAATCTATCTATTCTATACCACATTTTAAATTTAATTACACCCCTAGTAAGAACTGAGAGAAACACGTTTCCAAATAGCTGTACTGCCATCATGTGAGGCCGTACAAACATAAATATAATTACCATCCCAAGCTATCATGCCTGATACATCGCCTGCCGCCCCAACACTAGAACTAGGCGTTGCTTGTTTCATTGCAACTTGCCTAAATGCACCATCTGAAGAAACAACAGGGTAATTTTTTTCATCGTCCCATAAAAAAATACCATTATCGGCAGGCACATCTCCCGAAGATTTAAAAAAAAGTTTACCTAAATTTCTGCTAAGAAATAAATTTAATTCTCTACCCCACTGGCGAATATCTGTCCCGATAACTGGCGGTGTAACTGGCATTAGCGTCTGCCCCCCGATTTAGTTTCTAGCTTCATTGTTCCTACTCGCCACGCTGTAGGTTGGTCTCCCTCAACTCGCATTTTCATTTGTCTGCCAGTAAAACGCACAGAAGTCGGGTTACTTGGGTTAAAAGTTCCATGTGTTGTTTCGGTATCGTTAGGATAAAACTTAGTTTTAAATTTTAAATTAACGTCACCTTGTGTTTTTTCGTCAGGTATAACATCAGTTACTTTTGCAATAGCATCGCCGTTGCCTATAGAAATTGGTCCAGTTTCGCAAAAAATAGCACCATTATCATAATTTAGACCTTGTTCGTGGTTAAAAACTGCAACAGGCTCTATAACGTTTATTGTTCCTCCCATTCCACTATGAGCGGTACAATAATAATAAAGCGTTGTAGGTGTGCTATCTGTAACTGTTATTTCTGTGTATGCCCCTGCATTACCCGCCGAACCTGTGGTGACTACATTTGTGCTATACGCTGACCCGCCGCCATGTGTCCCATTAGAAGTTGTAGAAAACTGCAATAAATGACCGATATTAGTAGCGTCTGATTGGTCTAGCCTATAAGTGTTTCCTTTTATAAATGTAAGTGTTGGGGCGGCTCCAGAATGTTCCGATATAAAATATTTATTACCGCCAGAGTTAGCCACCGTTACATTATAAGTAAAACTTTCAGCATTTTCTCCACTCATAATTGGCGTTCTAAAAACACCCCTAGAAACTCCACCAGTTCTTGACAAATTACCTATTAACCAATGGTTTTCAGCTAAATCTACTGCAACATAACGATTTATTTCTAAACTATTTGCTGATGGGTAAAACCACCACACCTCACTAAATTCTGTGTTGCTCCAAGCCCAAATTTTTGATTGTTGGTTGACGTTTATATCATCAAAAACATAGTCGTGAACTTCACATGATATTTCTTTAACAGAGTTGCCATCGAAGCCAAAAAAACCTTTTTGCCCCATCCAGAAAGCACCTTGGTCAGTATCTACTGCCGACATACGCGAAACAGCCCCGCAAGAAGTTCCAACCCTATCGAAGCCATAGACATAAGGAGGTCCAAGATATTTTGCAGAAAACGCATCGCTATCTGTTATAATTAATGTTTGCCCTCTGGTTTTTAATCCCTGCATAATTTGACCAGTTGTCTGCAAGGTAAAGTCACCCGCTTCGTTTGTTGCCGCCGCCGTCCAAACAGTATTTGCTTCCTTGTCACACCATTGGACTTTTCTTGGGTTACTGCCTGCACCGAGCAAGAATATAAATCGTTCTTCTGTTACAACTAAACCTAAATTATTAGTTGGCGCATTTGCAACAGGAGCGGCAACGGCACTAGACCCTAATTGCCATTCTACAAGCGTTCCAGTGTCGTAATGCACACCAACTAAATATTGACCAAAATTATCAAGTGACCAACTTGTTGCCTCAGAATATGTACCAGTCGCAGGGCGTTGCGTTCCAAAGTACCCAGTTCCATAAAATCCACCGCCAAAACCTAAATTTAACCCTGCATCTTCCCTTCCAGTAGACATTGATGTTGGCGTTATATCGTATGTTATGCCTGAGCCTGTCATTGCTGTCAGTTCGTTATAACTACCCGCCGCAAAATATGCAGTACCGTTATTGCTTTCCCAAGCGTGTGCGCCTCTAATTGGATTTGCACAAAAGCCTTTTTTAAAATTTTGCCACCCGCCTATAGGCCGTAACGAGCCATCTCGCCACCTGACTAAACTTCCGTCATGCCACCTGTTAATAGCATCAAGCTCCGTTCCGTTTTTATAAAACCCTGCTTTTAAATCTAGTGGTACTAAAGGCATATTATTTCCAATGTGCGGCAGATAATTGCATGATTGCTGACCCCGAAACAACATTGCTTGCAGGGCTATTTTGGTCACATAAATAACTCGTCGTTCCTGTCGATGTACCTTCATCTTTCCAACAAAAATGATTAGTGGCACTTTCTAAATCTTGTTGTACTATTTGGTCTGAATTGCTAACAGTTACCGACCCCGCAGGATTAGTATCCTCAGTTATTCCAGAACCAATAGTCACTCCGTTGTATTGTGTTGAAAGCGAAATGGTTTTTGAAAAACTTGTATTATCAGTATTTTGAGCCGTTGCGGTAGCTGTAGGTGTAGAACTATTATAACCTGTTATTTCCCAAACATGGGTCATTGACCTACCACTGCCACCGTTACCAGTAATTTGCGTAGAACCAGAGGCAGAAGTTACTAAATAATAAACTGCTGATGTAAGCCCTGCGCCCCAAACGCCACCAGTAGGCGCTGTATCCATTTTTGCGGCAAGCGTTGCGCTAACACCACCTACATTTACATAGGTATTCCCACCCCCTGCAAGCTGACAGGTAACAACAACTAACTTTGAGCCAGAACTTAAAGTAACGTTACCAGTTGGGAAGCCATTGCCAGTTGTGAGTGTGCGGCCTTTGTAAGTCGCGACAGGGGAAGCGGCAGAAACACCATAGTAGTCATTAAATCTGTTTTCTGCGTTTGACCCTTTGCCAATCATGTCACGAATATCAGCATCGTTTATTGCGGCTTGTGAGCCGCTTCCACCACCCGCTTCAACGTGAATTTGGTTTATTGTTATCTGGCCACTACTTGGCAGAGGCATTTTTAAGTTCCTCTAATTCAGCTTTTAACTCTTTTATTGCTTCGATTAACAAGCCATGAAGTTGGTCATATTGCACTGTTTTAAACTCAACATTATTATCTTCGTTAAAAACTAAATTAGTGCTTTGAACTGCGCTTGGCATAATGTTTTCAACTTCTTGCGCTATCACCCCTGCGCTTTGCTTTCCATCGTGATTATAAGTAAATGTGTAACCATTAATTTGCATGAGTTTATCTAATGCGTTGTCTATTTTATTAATGTTGCCCTTTAACCTTTGGTCAGAAATTGTTGAAGAATAACCAATAATATTTCCATCAACGTGCAAGTCTCCACCGTCTGTCAGCCGCATATCTTCAGCTTGGTTGGTATAAAAACGCATACCTACATCAGTATCATAATGAATGTAGTCGTTAGAATTGCCAGTATAAACATCTGTATTACTGTTTATTCGCATATCGGTTTTAAGCGAAAACTCTAAATCGTAAGGGTCTGCGTCTGAACCTGTTGAAGTGTCAGTCCAGTTAATGTCTATACCGTGACCTTCTACAAACTTAACTTCTTTACCTTCGGTAATAGTTACTTCTGTTCCATCACCATCTTCTAAAACAAAACTTTGCATAACAGTTCCAGAAGTGCTTAAACTGTTTAATAAATCTAATTTAGGGGCTGTTACGCTACTAGAAACACCGTTTATTGTTATTGTTGTTAAATTTGGCGCAATCGTGCCTGTCGTACCATTAGCGGCATTGACAATTACATCAAGCGCATCATTGATTGTTTGCCCCCATGTTCCCTCACTACCTCCAATAGTCGGTTTTGAAATACTAATTGCCATTTTTTTCTCCTATTTCTTAGAGCATATCATGTTAGGCTACATCCGTCCATATTTCAGCGGGAACATTAGGCGTTAGCCAACCTCTAATTTTAAATTCATTAAAACTATATGTAAAACTTGCTGTTTCTGCACCAAAATAGCGTTGAACAGTCATGTCTACGGCTTGGCCTGTGTAAGTGAACACCCCTTGGCTAACTACATCACTTATTCCTTTTAGTGCGTCTTGCCCTGTTAGGGTAAAAGCACCTGTGTCAGCCCCTATGTTCATTTGTTTTGTAAAATCTACACTTTGACCACTAGAAGTAAAAGAACCGCTAGCAAGCACCATACCGAAACCAGTATCAAAAACTATATTTTGCCCTGCATAGGTAAATGTCGCGCTGTTATAAACGCTATCTATAATTAAGCCAAAGTTTTGGTCGAAGTCTATATTTTGACCACTTAAAGTAAAAGAACCTGTTGTAAATGTAGACGGACGCCCTGCACTTAATCCGACAGATTGACCACTTAGCGTGAATGTTCCGCTTGGATAAATGTCAGTTATTAATTGTCCTGCACCTTGCATAGAAAGCGTAAACGTACCGCTTGTGACTTGCATTGTGTGCGCTTCGTTAGCTGTTGGTGAGCCTAGCGCAGTTGTTGCTAATGGGGAAAAGCCTAACATTTACGGTTTTTCTCCTAAATCTGGTTCGTCACCTAATGGGGTAAAATCAACCCATTCTTGGTTTTCTTCATCCCAACGGACAGGATTTGTTTCGTGGTCATCTGGCATTGGTACTGGTGCTTCCCATATGCAAGTTTCTTCATTTAACTGCCAAGACGCAAAATCAGGCTTTACATCAATAAACGCATCTTTGTCAGCATCGTAAGTGCCGCCAATCATCGCATAGTTTTTTCTAAAATTATAATTCCAACTTGTTTGTTTCCAGACCGTATCTTGACCAAACATATCTTTTAAAAAAACAACACCAACAGCTTCGCTTTCATTTCCGTCTGCGCCTATAATATCGTTATTATCTACTACAACAATATCAATAACTTTGTTTCCATCTAATCTTGCAAAATGCGCCATCTACTGAAACCTATACTGAATAATAACAATACCAGAACCGCCATTTTTAGAGCCGCCAGTTGTCCAAGCCGCACCACCGCCGCCACCAGTGTTCGTTGACCCTGCGCTTACTTGGTGAGTATTAATCGCACCACCGTTGCCGCCACCACCATAACCGCCACTTGCAGGGCTTGGAGCATTGTAAGACCAAGTAACACCACCGCCGCCACCGCCTCTGGCTCCACTGAAATGATAAGAGCCAGAACCACCGTTTCCGCCATGATGGGTTGCCCTTGCGTGACCGTTTTGCCCTGCCGCCGCCGCACCACCGCCACCGCCGCCTGCTAGTCTAGAACCAGAACCGCCGTTATGACCTTGGCCACTAATACCGCTACCGCCTGAGTAGGTTGTTGTTACAGAAGTCGCAAACCCTGCGCCGCCGCCAGAACCACCGCTTCCCGCAGGGGCGTAAGGCACTGTCCCGTACCAGTTTTCGGTTGCCGCACCGCCACCACCGCCAGTTGATGTATAGCCGTAAAACGAACTATTGCCACCATTGCCACCTTTTGCTGTATTGTAATTTCCATACGAACCGCCGCCACCGCCGCCTACTCCAACGTAATGGTTGCCTGTTCCAATATTAAATGAAAGGTATCTATAACCCCCTGCACCACCGCCGCCTATTCCTGCGCCGCCACCGCCCCCTGCAATGATTAAGGCAGTCACAGACTGTGACCCTGCCGCATTGCCAGAGTTTGTAACATTTAAATATCCAGCACCATAAAAATAATGTGTTCTGTAATTGCCACTTTGCGAAACACTGCCGCCACTTGCGTAAACATATGAAGGTGAGCTTGTACCATAAAATTGGCTCATACTTATTGTGCCGCTCGAAGGTATTCCGCTATGACCTAAATAATATTCGCTTAAAGAGTGTGGTGTAGAGCCTCCAAATTCAGACGCAATATTTGCTAGTGATATTGCTCCACTGCTTTGTAACGTCATATTTAACCCTCAAGTATCGCTCTTAGTCGCTCTATTTCATCTTGCTGTTCTTTTATTGCTTCGATTAGCAAGCCAACCATATTTCCGTAAGCTACGGTTTTTATTCCTTCGTCATTAGTCATAACCACCTCTGGCAAAACTCTTTCGACTTGTTGGGCAACAACACCAGTTTGTCGTGGATTACCTTCAATGTCGTTACGGTTATAAGTTACACCTTGGATAGCTTTTATCTTTTCGATAGGGTTTTCTATTGGCTCAATATTGTCTTTTAGTTTTTCATCTGAATACGCTGTGACATTTCCTGTGGCAGTCCAGTTTCCACTAGTGTCAGCATAAGCACCCCAAGAACCCCAAGTAGACCTTAAAAATCCATGTTGACTGCCTGCGCCATATAATTGAAAACAAAACGCATTATTTGAACCAATACCGACAATACCGCAATCTGTACTACTGCTACCTTTAATCCTTAAATTTTGGTTACGCTCTTCCTGTAATATTGGACCTGATGTATCACCTATTTCAAGAGAATTTAATTGAGCGTCATCATCAGGGGCAAGAGGCGTAAATCCTAAAGAATTAACTACATGACTTGAAGTCATACCAGAAAATCCAGTAAGAAACCCTGCGCCATTTGTTAGCTGATTTGTATTAGTTACATTAGTTGCACTAGCCGCAATGCCATTCAACTTAGTGTGGTCAGCATCAGTAAACACATTACTATCTGAAGCCGCTTCCACTGCCGCCCTTATTTCTGCGTTAGTTTGGTCAGCCGTTGCACTTGCTTCAATGCCATCTAGTTTTGCTCCGTCAGATGCAACATTTCTACCATCTACATTGCCACTAACAACAATATTTCCAGTAACATCTAAACCGCCAGAAGTAGCCTCTGCCTTTGTAGCCCCTGCTAATTGTAGCCTTTTAAAATCATCAGCAATAACAGTAATAGAAACTTTTGCACTACCACTGAGGGATAGCGCACTACCGCCACCACTGCTTTCAGTAGGGGAACGTGTCAATGTTGTTCCACTAGAACTATAAGTACCAGTTCCTATTTCCCAACTTGAGCCATCCTCAATGACATATTGAACAACATCGCTATTTGCTACGCCTGCATCAGCAAAACTTTGGAAGCCTGTTTCTGCACTGCCCAACGTAATGGTTCCCGCCCCAGTCGTTGAGGTGTTCATCTTGGCTCTATTAAATAGTTTTGCCATGATGTTCTCCTATTATGTAAGCGTTAATATACCGTTTGTGCCGATGTCTATTGTAAAAGTATCACCGTCATTCAATGTAAGCGAAGAACCGTAATCGTAATAGCCAACAATAGGGTCAGCGGGTGATGTTGGTGTATCGTTGTAAATAATGACATACCTAAAAGCCGCCACTGAACCGCCTGATGCAGTTAAAACTTTATCATCAGCTGACAGTTTATAAGTACCGCCTGTTTGGGTACTTGTCACGTTTGCTAATGTTCTGCTTGAAAGATTAGTGTAACTTACTTCTGTAATATTTGCTAAAACACCATTTCCATCAGCCGCCGCATTTGTGCCTGATGTTGGGTCTGTATTAGATAGCGCAACTTTGAACGTGTCAGCATTCATATCCATTGCATTAGCTAGGTTGACCACAAAGTCATTTACTTTTGTAAAACTTGCCATTTAATAGCTCCTAATTTGTATTCGACGACCCGAACCAGATGTTCTAGCTCGCTCTCCTTCTAAATTTATAGCAGAAACTGAGTTTAGATACAACGTGTTCCAGACTGCCACTCTTTGGTCTTCTTGTAGATATGGTGAACTGTGAAGCAAAGAACTATACAAATAAGCGTCTGGGTAATGCGTTAAAAGCCAATTTGTATTATTTACTGACAGGTCAGGTATGCTTTCATAATATACCAGTTCTACGGTGTAATCGGCATCTGGCGTTGGGTAAACTTCAAACGAACCGTCTACAACCGCATAAAACTCAGGTCGACCAACATTATCTGAGTTTTCCATTCGCATTTTTGAAATGTCAAAAGGACTAATTAATTCTAAAGTATGGCTAGGACTAGCGGGTATTGTTATTCTAATAGGGGCAATAAAATCTAAGGGTAAAGCAGTATATTGCGTGTCAACCGTGGCTGTCGCCCTATCTTCCATGCGCCAATGCCTTAAATCCCTACTTAACTGCGCTTCAGCTAATCTTATAAAATCTGGTATAACTGCCGTTAAATCAGTTCTGTTTAATGTGTCAGCTATACTTGCCGTTAGTTCTGTATAATTTGATAATGGCATCTATATCACCACTTTACTTTGTTTGCCCAATACGCCGCTGACATTTTGCCTTTAGCAATATTTTTAGCGTGTCTTGCCTTAAATGACTTAGCTCGTTTAGTCATGGTTTTATCACCAGTTTTACCTTGTTGCCCAAAGCGAATAGTTTTTATTTTACTACCTTCTTTTGCGACAACTATGTGGGATTTTTTAGGGTG